AGTCATGCGTCCATGGTTGCTTCAAGCACCATCCGTGTAAACTGCATTTCCAAAAACTCAATGTCTGTTTGTTCTTGAGGGTGACCACCAGGCCACTGCTGTTTATAGATACGAAGAGCGTCTCGGATTATACGGGCGGCTCCGTCAGATACTTGAACGTCAAACATAGATGAACGTACGAATGAATTACTTGCCTCTAATTTTTTTTAATTTTTTGTCGCGCTCTGTTGTAGCCCTAACAAAATTTGATACTGGAGATTTATTACGTTTATCTCCTAAAAAACCACGGAAAAATTCAATGGCTTGATCAGATCTATTCTTTTCTTTTTTAGGTTTACCCATTGTATTAACCAATAGTAGGAGCAATGAGAGCAACAGAAGTAGTCTCAGCAGTTGCCAGGTCCAAGGGGAAGTTGTGTGCATTACGTTCGTGCATTACTTCAAAGCCAAGGTTGGCACGGTTAAGAATATCAGCCCATGTGTTTACCACATGACCTTGACTCTCAGTAATGGACTGGTTGAAGTTGAACCCGTTGAGGTTAAAAGCCATGGTGGAGACGCCGAGGGCGGCAAACCAAATTCCCACGACGGGCCATGCTGCGAGGAAGAAGTGAAGTGAGCGAGAATTGTTAAAAGATGCATATTGGAAAATCAACCGTCCAAAGTAACCGTGGGCAGCGACAATGTTATATGTCTCTTCTTCCTGCCCAAACTTGTATCCATAATTCTGCGAGACTTCTTCGGTAGTCTCCCTAATGAGGGACGACGTGACGAGAGATCCGTGCATAGCTGAAAAGAGAGCACCACCAAATACGCCAGCAACACCAAGCATATGGAAAGGGTGCATAAGGATGTTGTGCTCTGCTTGGAAGACAAGCATGTAGTTAAAGGTACCTGAGATTCCAAGGGGCATACCATCGGAGAAAGAACCTTGACCAAAAGGATAGACCAGGAACACAGCAGTAGCTGCGGCAACTGGTGCGGAGTAGGCTACGAAGATCCAGGGACGCATACCTAGTCGATAGCTAAGTTCCCACTCTCGTCCCATGTAAGCAAAGACGCCAATGAGGAAGTGGAACACGACGAGCTGGTACGGACCCCCGTTGTAGAGCCATTCATCAAGTGTATTAGCTTCCCAAATTGGGTAGAAGTGTAGTCCGATGGCGTTGCTGCTCGGTACGACGGCTCCCGATATGATGTTGTTTCCCCACATGAGGGATCCGGATACTGGTTCTCTGATTCCATCGATGTCTACGGGGGGTGCTGCAATGAATGCAGTGATGAAACAAATTGTAGCAGCTAGCAGGCAGGGAATCATAAGGATACCAAACCAGCCAACATAAAGTCGATTGTTAGTTGAGGTTACCCAAGAGCAAAACTCGTCCCAGGTAGACCTTTGTTGTTGTTGAAGTACAGCGGTCATTAAAAGTGCAGGGTTGTTGTTTATAGGGTAAGTATTTGAGCACTTTTATAAAGCCCTCCCAAGGCTCACGTCCAGTGGAGGGCTGGATTAATTATCAGAAGTTGTACTTAGCACCGATCTTGGTGCCATAACCATTATTATCTTCACCAGTGATAAAGGAAACTTCACCATAGACAGACACACCTTCGGCTACTTCATAGGAAGCACCGGCTTTACCGGACAGCTCAACGTCACCGTCTTCACCATCATTTTGGACAAGGGCAGGTCCGCCTTGGACGTACCAACCATCACCTTCGTAACCAATGTGAACATCAGTTACACGACCGGTGAAGTCATCACCAGTATAGCCAGCGTTTGATTCAACGTTTGCATAGGGACCGGCGATAGCACCGTGAGCACAGCCGAGGAGGAGACCGGCAGCAATAATAGATTTCATGATTAAAGAGTTACTTTTTTTTAGCAGTTTTAGCGGAGCGTTTGAAGTTAGCAGCCGTGGGTGCTCCTTTAGCCCCAGGCTTTCTCATTTTTTCACCACTGCCAGCAGCAATACGTTTGCGTTTAGCGTGGATGTTTGCGTAAAGACCTTTCTTAGCAGCCATTACTTTTTGCCTCCCTTCTTAGGGGGACGACCTTTCTTTGTACCGTATGTACCTTTACCGTAGGGCATTACCAGACTCCGGGGATAATTTGACCAGTGATTGCATAGGCACCGATAGCCGCCAGGACGCCAAGCATAGCAAGACGACCATTAAGCTTTTCAGCCTTTTCATTGTGGGTTTCAGTTACGTCCATAATAGTCATAGGTGGTTCTTTTGCGTAGAGGTTAAGACGACCTCGTTCTTCAACAACAGTAGTCATCAAAATGATACATCAGAATTTTCAAGACGACGCATCAGGTCTTGCCGATACGCCGGGTCACGATCATAGCGAGGATCACTCATGGCCGCGACCAGTTCAGCCTGACTTTTAAATGAATCGTCGGTATCAGCAGCGCCACGACCAGTCAAGGTCTGACCGTCTGAACCGACACCATCATTATAACGTGCTTGGAGAGCTTGAACGGCGTAGTAAATAGAATCAGGATTACCTGATGCCATCACTTTATCATACATAGCAATTTCATCTTTCGAGAAATTATCAGCAGCCCAATTAAGCATGGACTTGTATGCCTTATCACCGCCAACCATATCCATCAGCGTTGCGGCTTGTTCTTCAGAGATGTATTCACCTTGGGTTTCAGGCTCCTCTTCTGACTCTGCCTCTGCTGACTCGCTCTCGTCTTGGGTGGTTTGTACTTCATCACGTGGTTCTCCAAGTTTTTTTTGAAGCTCTACGTAAGCTTGTTCAAGAGCTTGCGGATCTTTAAATTTACCAGCAAGCAGTGGTTGCTCACCCTGTTCAAGGGAATCAGCAATCAAGAGAGACTCCTTTTCATCTGAGTTAAGGATTTCAGGTTGTGCTGGAGTCTCGTTCATCGTAAATGTTTCAGCCATTTATTGTGGGGGGATAGGTGGTTGTTGCTGTTGCATCATCTGCTGCTCCATCTGCATCTCAGCGGCGGCTGCCTTTTGATCGACTGCTGCCATCTGCGGTGCTTGCTGCTGCATCATCATTGCCTGCTGCTGTTCCATAGCTTGTTGTTGTTCAGCTTGCAGTTCTTGCATACTCTTCACAAGGTTAAGTACGTCAATGCCGGACGATGCTGCCAGGCGTTTAATAACTTCATCAGGGTTGATGTATTGTGCAATAGCATCTGGACCCATAGTTTGAGCAATAACACCAAGGAACTGTGCAAGGCTCTCACGATCTTGACCACGACCAAGGGCATTGATACCAGCCACGATAGTAGGGCGTACAACACCGCCTTGTGGCAGGCGTGGGATGTCACCAGTCTTTTGTGCGACGTTGAGCTTACGATTTAGATATGGCACAAGGAACTCAACAGTCAACAGGGAGAATAGTCCACCGAGTTGCTGTTCTAGTTCAAGTTGTGTCATACGAACCTCTTCCGCTGTAGTGCGTTCGCTGTCCCTCACGTTGAGGATCAGGAAGGCTTCGTTCAGACGTTGAGTTAGTGACCCAATCATCTGATACGCAGTGGAGAAGTCCGCTGTCTTCCCTACCTGCACCACTCCGATATCGTCAGGTCGTCCCTGGATGATAGCACCGTTACCTGCCTTGGCAAGTGTCTGGGGCTTAGTGGTACTGCTTGGGCTGACAGTAAATACTACCTTAGCAGCTGCTGCGCTGCCTTCAACGATGGCTTGTGACAGAGCTTCAAGTGACTTCAGGTCACCGAGGAACTCCTCTACCCTACCACGTCCATAGACTTCCCCATCAACGTGGTTGAATCGTAGCACAAGCCAGGGGTTAGCGTCAAGTGGAGCCTTACCATTTGACTTGGGAAGGATCTTATCGTCCAGCTCCTGGTGCCAGACCCACCGGTTGTTGTCTAGTTGTACGTGGGTATAAATAACACATTCATCATTTGGGATGTGTCCGTCGTCAACCACAGAATCCTTAGACGGATCTATGAATTCCGGGTAAAATTTTTTGACTAATTTTTTCGAGATTGTTTCCTTTGTTACAATTTCAATAACGTTACCGTTACCATCCCTGTCTACCACGTATCGAGAAAGAGGATAGAGTTTAAGTCCATCTTTACTCATAAAGATCAGGGCATTACCAGCTACGACCAGGTGCTTAAGTGCTTGGTGAACAACAACACGGTCACCGGATTCCGCAATGGATTCCATGACAGTACGTTCAACCTTAGCAAACGACAAGTCAAGTTCAGATCTAATATCAGGACCAAGTTCTTCGGGGAGATTAATATCATTAACCTGCAATTTAAAGAAGCTGGTTTGTGGTGGAAGCAAAGCAAGCATCAACTTACTTGCAAGTGTCACCACACCTTTGGCTCCAATTGATTGCCATGGTGTTGTAAGTTTAAGAGCACTCTTTGTGGTGTGCTCATCCTCCCGAATAAGATAAGGTAGAGTTAGTTCGGATGCTTGTCTAGCAGCATTTAGAAACTGGGAACGGCTCGAAGACAATCTGTCATAACGTTGTTTAGCAGTCATTATACATTAAGCATTTTGTTACCACCTGGTGACTTGCCGCCTGCAAGCGAAAGCGCAGCAGAAGTCATAGGTTTAATTTGAAGGCGTCGTTTGAATTGACCAATACCGCCAACAGCGCGATCACCACCAACCCTAAACTGTCCAGTTTGACCAGCCCTGGCTGCGTTTGCTGCCTGAGTTGCCTGAGCAATTTGCATTTGCTGCTGACGAGCAGCCTGCTCATTTAAAATACGTTGGTTTGCAGCTTCCATTTGAGCAATACGTTCTTGCTGTAGAGTCTGCATCTGACCAATTTGAGCCTCTGATGCCCGCTGCATTTCCAGCATTTGCGATTGATTAGCAGCCATGATCTTATCAATCTCTCGCGTACGCGCAAGGTCAGCTGCCTCCATTTGTTCTTGGAATCCCTTTGTCAACAGAGCTGTCCTGTCATCAAAACCAGATGTCAAGTCACTAATCTGCGCTTCAAATGCCTCTTGCTGAGCCTGCGCAGCGTCTGCAGCAGCTTGCTGTTGCTGTGTAATTTGCTGCATCAACGTGTCAATCTGGCTTTGGTATGGGTTGCTAACGGTTGCTGGTGTTTGATTGTTATTGTTGCTGGGCGCTGCAGGTGACGGCGACGTTGCTGGCGCCGCTGGCGGTACAGGTGTCTTAAATAGATTAGTAGCTCCTTTACTAATTGTAAGAGGTGAGTAGTTTAGATTACCGTAATACTCACCGGCTCTACTCCCCTCATTATAATACTCCTGCGCTAAATTAAAAGTTCTAGAATCATATCTTTCAAGGTCACTTTGAGTGTAACCTTTGTCCAACAATTCTTGAGCTTCGCTTTTTTTAATTTTATTATCTCTAGTAATGTCCGCAAAAAATTCCGCTTTTTTACGGTCCTTTTTTTTCATCCTATTGATGTTGTTTATATAATCACTACTAAAGTAATACCTTCCGTATCGTGACATTTAATTCTCCTCCATATATTTGATGACCCACTCAACAACACTGCGTTGACCGGATCTGTACATAATTTTTTGCATAGTATCGTCAGGTGTAGGGTTGGTAGGTGGAAAGGATTCTTCTAGTGCGTGAATAAGTCCTCGGGAATTCATCCCAAGAACCTCAAGCATATTGGGGGAGGTTGACATTGCTATGTTCAAAGAAAGCTGGCATTCGAGCTGACTTAGTTTCGGCAAGTTGAGGAGCCTTGCCCTCATACATTAGCCGATCGCTAGAATCCAGCCAAAATTTTTTGTCCAGATATTTGTCCACGGTATTTATACCTAGTGGTTGCATTACCCAATTGATAGTTGCCTTCCTGAGTTTATCAAGAGAAGGACTGATGTTATACCCCAGCTCAGTATGAACCAGACTATTGGTAGCCACATGAATTTGCTCATCTCGACTGATATCGGCTGAAACGGTTCTCATACCAGCGTCACCATTAAAGCGAAAGAATGGTAGAAGAACGAAGAAAATCGCACGTTCGGCAACAAGTGCTTTGGTGATCGTGTGATCTGGATGTGCCTCCCAAGCGGTCCTAAGCCTCTTGGCTTCTTTCTCAGCCGTTTCATCAACACCGTAAGCATTGGC